AAAATTGATGGGTTATACCAACTTACAAACAATTTAACTCCTATTGCAGCAAAAGGAACATCTGTAATAAGTAAATGGAATTCACAAGAAATAGAAGAATCAGCTAAATCTCTATTACTTGCAAAAAGCTGGCTCGGAAAATTATTAGGCGAATTAGGTAGTGAGAATCCTTATTCTACTGGTAAGAAAACACTTAAAGATATTGAGCCTACTGCTGATACTGCTGATAGAGATGTTAAAGCTGTTTATGACGGTAGTTGGAATAATGAATCTCATATTGAAAGAGTAGACTGGCTTAGAAGTGAGATACAGAAGGTTATTGATGAAGTTTATAAAATACTTGAAATAAACAGCAGGACTAGACTTACAGGAGAGAATGCTTGGAGATATTTATGCGAAGCTAAGATGTGGTTAGGATTTGAGTTTCAAAGAATTAGAGAAGAAAAAACTTAATAAATAATGATTGGCACATAGCTCAATTGGTGGAGCATCTCTCTGATACGGAGAAGGTTGATAGTTCGAGTCTATCTGTGCCAACAAATTAGGGGTCTATAACTCAGTTGGTCAGAGTAGCGCACTCATAATGCGTTGGTCGGAGGTTCAAGTCCTTCTAGGCCCACTATCGTCCGGATAGTTTAATTGGTAAAACACTTGATTTGTAATCAGGAGTTAACGGTTCAAGTCCGTTTCTGGGCTCAAATGCGTCTGTAACTCAATTGGTAGAGTGCTATTCTCCAAAAGTAGAAGTTCGAGGTTCGAGTCCTTGCAGGCGTGCTAATGCGAAAGTAGCTCAATTGGCCAGAGTGTCAGCCTTCCAAGCTGAATGTTGTGGGTTCGAGTCCCACCTTTCGCTCAATAGCGGGATGGAGCAGTGGTAGCTCGTGAGTCTCATAATCTCAAGGTCGGGGGTTCGAATCCCTCTCCCGCTACAATACCTGATAGGGTACAAATAGTGTAAAAATAGTACAAGTAGTACCCGATCAGGTGTAATAAGGTCTATTGGGGTAGGGGTTATCCTTTCTGACTGTCGCTCAGAAGACTTCGGTTCGAATCCGAAATAGACCGCAAATGACCTAGTGGGCAAATTGGTTAAGCCGTCAGCCTTTCACGCTGGAGATTGAGAGTTCAAGTCTCTCCTAGGTTACAAGAAACTGGGTGTATATCAGTTGGTAGATTAGATGCTTTGGGAGCATCAGGCCGGAGGTTCGAGTCCTCCCACCCAGACAAGTTTAACCTAAATTAAATGATTATGAAAGTAGAATTAGACTTTGATAACAAGATTATCAAATTGGAAACAGATGTTAAGTTACTTGAGTTTGTTAAAAAAATTACTGAAATATTGCCAGATTGGCAGTCGTGGACATTGGAAACAAACACAACTATTGAGTGGGCAGGGTCTTATCCTATTATTCGTCCTCCTTATGTACCTCCTTATATTGGGACTCCTATTTGGTACGGAACTTGTGCAGATCCTGCCGATGGGGATATATCTATGACAGGAACTGCTAAAATAGAAATATAATGATTTTTATACCCTATAATGTACCTAGTTCGAAAAATAGTAAAGTAAATACTTCTAGAGGAAGTTTTCACAGTCCTTCTGTAAGGAAGTATTTACAAAAAATAGGAGTACAACATTATTCTGTTAGTAAAAAACAAGTTATAGAATATAAAACCAGACCAAATCTTTTTAAAAAAGCATTTGAAGGAGTTAACTTACGGGAACATCCAAAACCATTAGTTATTGGTTTTCACCCTGTTAGAAACTCTAAACGATCTTTTGATCTACATAATATAATCCACATTATTGCAGATTTAATGGTTGCTCACGATTTAATAGATGAAGACGATGCGGATAATTTTATTGCAGTACCTCTTAAAATTGGAGGCAATTACTATTCACAAGATCCTGATAATTCTGGACTTTATCTGGATATTTTAAATGGTAAAACAATTACTTTTTAATTATTAACTTAAATTATAAAATTATGGAATTAAACCTAAATTATCTTTACAGTGGCACTCTTATTGGGCTAGAAGAAGATTTAGAAGCTGAAAATGAAGGTACTATGGAGCTAGTAGATACATCAAAGTATGACATAGTCGAGAAACCGGAGTATAAGAAAGAACGACTTTTAGAAGAAAAAGCTCAACAAGAGAAATGGAGAGGAGTGTATACAGATCTAATGGCTCATTATTCAGAAAAACGTAAGGAATGTTTTGACGAACTTGAAGCCATTGAAAAAGAACTAAAAGAGTTAGAGTAGAACTTTAGTCTGACAAAGAGAGAGAAAGTGCCTCATATTTGGGGCACTTTTTTTATTATTTACTTGACTTTCTTAAAATTTTATTGTATATTTGTAATTATCTTAAATTAACCAGAGATGGAAATAACTATCAGGCAAAGAGAGTATGAGAAGTATTTAACGATTTTACAAATTTTGGCAAGTCTTACTAATCCTTCTGTTGCTCCATTTAACAGACTAAGAAATAGAGAGTTAGAAGTATTTGCAATCTTACTGTATTATTATAACGATAAATATGCTGATATCCCAAAAGACAAAAGGAATCAGCTTATTTTTGCTTATGACACTAGGGTAGAAATTTGTACTCTTTTAGGAGATGTATCTATTGATACTGTTTATAATGTAATGATGAATCTTAGAAAACAAGGACTTATTACTAAAAAAGAAATAGTAGCAAAGTATATTCTTCCTCCCACCGATCATTTTAAGATCAATTTTAAAGACGAAAAATAAACTTTATGAAGCCTAATGCAATATTTAAAGTTAAACCTGACTCAGATGAAGTGTTAGCGTCTTATCCTTCTATTCGAAAAGCAGCTAAAGCAGAGAAAGTTCACAGAGAGTCAATCAGATTAATTATTAATAAACTAAATAGACAATGTGCTGGTGGTAACTGGGTTACAGCAGATTTCCTAGAAAACCTAGGAGAAGATTCTGAGTCAGATACTTCAGTTGTATCCAGCGGGGCTAAAATTTTAATACTCGATATTGAAACTGCTCCATTAGAAGCCTATGTGTGGGGGCTATGGAAACAGAATATTTTTGCTGCACAGCTTATATCTAATTGGTATATGCTTACATGGGCAGCTAAATGGCTGTATGATGGTAATGTAATGTCGGAGAGATTAACTCCTGAAGAAGCTGTTAGTGAAGACGATAAACGAATTGTAGAAAAGTTGTGGTTACTATTAGATGAAGCAGATGTTGTAATAGCTCACAATGGAGATAAATTCGATTTATCTAGAATTAGAAGTAGGTTTTTAGTACATGATATGATGCCCCCAAACTTCTATAAACAATTAGACACACTGAAAGTAGCTCGAAAAGAATTTGATTTTTCGAGAAATAGTTTGGACAGTTTGGCAGAAATTTTAGAACTCGAAGGAAAGTCTTATACTTCTTTTGAATTATGGTCTAAATGTAAAAATGGAGACCCCGAAGCCTTAGAAGAAATGGAAGCTTACAATATTCAGGATGTTTATGTTTTAGAGGATGTGTATCTAAAACTTAGACCTTGGGTTAAAGGTCACCCCAATCTTGACTTATATATTGATAGTCCTGACGCACACTGCCCACACTGTGGACGCAGTGTTCTTTTTTTAGAAGAAGGGTATGTTTATACTCAAGCAGTTAGATATCAAATGTATAGGTGCAGTTATTGCAGAGCTGTATCCAGAGGAAAATCTGGAGTTAAATATAAGAATAAAAAGAAAATTAGTGCAATACCCAGATAACTATGAAATCAGATCCTAATGCAAGAAAACATTTTTGCTTTAAGTGTGAGCCTCTTGGTGTTAAAAAAAGAGCAGATGTTTTTGTACAAGTAGATGGACTTCTTAATCAAGAGAAACAACCTCTTTGTTTTGCTTGTCAAAAAGAGTGGAAAAAAGAAATGGCTGAACTTGGTATAGAATGACAAAAGAGGAAAACTTAAAAAAGCAAATTGCGAAAAAATACGGTATAAATCTTGCACAAGTAAAAGAGATAGTTTCTTGTCAGGATAAATTTGTAGCAGATGTTATTGGCAAAAAATCTGACAGGGATACTTTGCACTTTCCCAGTATCCGATTACCGGGGTTTGGAATATTTTATTGCCCTGATTATAAGAAGAAATTATTTACTAAATTAAAAGAAGAAAATGAAGCTCTTTCAGATAGATGAGAAGTATAATGTGAGTATAGATCCTATAGCTTATACATTAGAGCCTTTTAGAAAGCTTTGGAACCGAGACAAATCTAAGAATAAAATTCAAGCTAAAAATGAGTTGGCCTTTACTTATTTTACTACTGACTATAAATCTGATTTCTACAATATACCTGATATTACATTACGGGAGAAAGAAGTAGCTAAACATGTGTTTAAAGATGAAAACTGGGAACCAGATAAAGCAGTGAGAGAAGCTCAGGCTTTTTATAAGGAAAGACAGAAAACTTTTTCTCTGGTACTTCTGGATGACGCTATCTATGGTATTTCTAACTTATCCAGATATCTGAGAGAAGTCAATTTTGATGATGTAGAAGTTGATGCTAAATCAGGAAAAGTAAGACCCAAGCACGATATTAAAAAATACGCTGATACGATTAAACAAATTCCTGCAATACTGGATTCACTGAAAGCTTTGGAAGAAGCTGTTCAAAAGGAGCAGGAAACTGATAATAAACTTAGAGGAGGTAGAGAAAAAGGAATGTATGCAGACTGAATTATTAGAGACAAATAATCTACATAGTCCTGTAACAGAGGAATTTCTTAATGTCCTAGATAAGCGATCTAGGACAGACTTTTTTCACTATATTAGTGAAGTAGAGTTTATTCAGAATCTTTTGGACCCCAAGAGAGCTAAAGCTCGTAATCTTCCTAAAGACAGAAAAGGGAGAATTATAGTTGATGTTACAAAGCCCCATATTCTGGAGAATATGGATTTCTTTACTGAAAGAGCTGACTATTTTAGAAAGTATGGAAGATATACAGATATATACCCAAACCCAGCTCCGGGCTCAGAGTATAGAAAATTTTGGGACGAAGAGAGAAGAAGATGTAGAGAAGGATTAGTTCGTCCTTCAGATGGAGAATGGATTTCCGGATATTATTATTTTTATTTAAACTATTCTCCTATTCTCATTGTAGAAGAAATAGAAAAGTACGAAGAAGGAGAGCTTAATAAAAATACTAAGGGGGATATAAATAGAATAGTTGCTGACTACCTTGAGAATGAAGAACTTGAAGGTATTCAGGCTGAAAGAGTAGAAGATTTTCCTAACGTATATGATGGAGATTATTTGTTCTTTCATTATGTAGATCAAGCTATGAGACAGGGTAAGCACGGCTCTGTCTTAAAAACCAGAGGTAGGGGCTATTCTTTTAAGGGCGGAGGAATGATGGCTCGTAATTATTTTATACATAGAGCTAGTAAGTCTTACGCTTTCGCTTCTGAAACTGAGTATTTAACGAGAGATGGTATTCTATCCAAAGCTTGGGCTAATATTAACTTCATTGACTCTAATACTCCTTTTACTCAACCCAGAGATTATAAAGATACAGAGATGCATAAACGTGCATCTTATAAAGATACTACCCATAAAACAGAGAGAGGTTTTATGGCTGAAGTTATTGGAGTTACCTGTAAGAACGAGCCTGATAAAGGTCGAGGTAAGCGTGGTAAACTCCTGTTTTTTGACGAGAGTGGGATTTTTCCCGGGCTAAAGAAGACTTGGGGAATTGCCCGTAAATCAGTGGAGCAGGGTAGATATACTTATGGATTCATGGTTACTGCCGGAACAGGCGGAACAGAGGGTGCTGATTTTGAGGCAGCTGAAGCTTTCTTCTATAGTCCGGGAGCTTATAATATTTTTGCTGTTAAAAACGTATTTGATGAGAGCAAAGGACATTCTGAATGCGCATTCTTTGCCCCAGAGTATTTAAATAGAGAAGGTTGTTTTGATAAAAACGGCAACTCAGATGTTACTAAAGCTTTGGTAGAAATACTCTATTCTTGGCAAAAGGTTAGAAATTCTTCTTCTGATCCAAATGANTTAGTTCACGAAAAAGCAGAAGCTCCGATTACCCCCCAACATGCTGTCCTTAGAATTGAGGGAAGTATCTTTCCTACACAAGACCTGAAAGATTATTTATCGGAAATTGCTCCTCACATGAGTAGGTTTGTAAGTAGTCATTATACTGGACGACTGAAAGTAAGTGGAGACGGAGTAGTTGATTTTGTGTACCAAGAAGATAAGACTCCTATACGAGATTATCCTATAAAAGATAATTTAAATAAAGAGGGGTGTATAGAAATTTTCGAACCGCCCCAGCGATTAAGTACAGGATATGTTCCAAAATACAGATATATTGCAGGTATTGATACGTATGACGATGATCATTCTACCACAAATTCTTTAGGTTCTATATTAATACTAGATAGATTAACCGACAGAATTGTTGCTGAGTATACAGGAAGACCTACTACAGCCAATGAATTCTATGAGATTTGTTTGAGACTTCTTAAATACTACAATGCAATAGCTAACTATGAAAATGATAAAAAAGGGTTATATGGGTACTTCTTTAATAAGAACCAGTTAAATTATTTATGTGACAATCCTGAAATCTTAGCCGACAAAAATTTAGCAAAGATTCAGAATAATTACGGCAATAAGAAGAAAGGAACTAATTCGGGAGTAGCTATAAATGCTTGGGGCAGAAGACTTCAGGCAGATTGGTTAGTATCTAATGCTTATGGCACAGGAGGAGAAGACGAAGAAGGAAACGAACTCCCCCCCTTAATGAATCTACAGAAGCTTAGAAGTATAGGGTATATTAAAGAGTTAATTCAGTGGCATCCTGATATAAACGCTGACCGGGTATCTGCTGCAGGTATGCTCTTCATCTTAAGAGCTGACATGGAACGAATGGATACTGAAGGAACTACGGAGACTTCGAGTATTGCTAAAGATGATCCGTTCTTTAAACGTACAGGGAACCCTTATGGAAATGTGTCCGCATTTTAACGAACGCTATAATAAGCTTAATTTAATTTGATTTTATCAATAAATCTTTGTATATTTGGACACCTATAATATATTATTATGACATCACTAAAAACCGCATTATCACCTTCTTCTTTCCCATATCAAAAGAGATCTACAAGAGAGAAAACAAAGAAGTTTTTTAAAGACTGTGTAGATGCTGGGGCAAGTATCTCGGGGTGGTCCAAAGATAATTTTGGGAGTTCTGTAAGATCTCCTAGAAAAAATAAAATTGTTAACTACAATCTTCTTAATAACGTAGTTGATCCTGTAGAAGCTAAAAGAGCTACAGATCCTTTTGATATCCGGTTTGAAAACACTCCATCAGAGTATCGAAACTATCCTTTAGTAAATCCTAACATTAATTTGTTGGTAGGAGAAGAAAGAAAACGACAGTTTAGGCCACAGTTTGTAGTTAGTAGCTTTGATGCTATTAATGAAAAAATGGCTAAAATAAATGAAGAGTTTGACAGGATAGCTATTGACTTGGTCACTAAAGGGATTGCAGATGAACAACAAATTTCTCTTAAATTGCAGGAATTTGAAGAATGGAAAACTCACGATTTTAGAGATGTTAGGGAAAGAATGGCTAACCAAACTATTCAGTATCTATATCATTCTCAGAATCTTAAAGAAGAGTTTAGTAGAGGATTCGAGGATTTATTAGCAGTAGCCGAAGAAATTTATGTAATTGATATTATAGGTAGGGAACCCGTCTTACGAAGAGGGAACCCTATTAATTTTTATACTCTAAGAGGCGGAGAAAGTTATAAGATAGAAGACAACGAAATTATTGCAGAAGATGGCTATCTTCCCCCGGGAGAATGTATTGATAGATATAGAGATTTTCTTTCTAGCTCTGACATTAAGAAAATAGAAGGAGGAATTCATTATCATGCTGGGGCTCAAAAGTCTTTAGGATTCGATAAACAAATTTCTAACGAACCCTATTCTCTGGATTCTCTTGTAGAAAGTGTAGGAATAGGTTCTATTCTGGAGGCTACAAAAACAGGAAACAGTTATTTTGGAGGCGCATTCGATCAAGAAGGTAATGTTAGAGTTACCAGAGTTGTTTGGAAAGGAATGAGGGAGGTTAAGATAGTTTCTTATTATGATGAAGATGATCAATATGTAGAAGATATATTTCCCGCAGAATATGAGGTAAAAGAAGAATTAGGAGAACAAGCTGAAACTACTTGGATTACAGAATGGTATGAAGGCACTAGAATTGCTGATGATATTTATGTTAAACTACAGCCCGTACAACTTCAGGTTAGACATCCCGACAGTCTTGCTTCGGCTAACCCCGGTATTGTAGGAACTTCGTTTAATATCAGCTCTTTCCAAGCTAGGTCTATGGTAGATATGACTAAAGAGTACCAGTATTTGTACAATAAAATTATGAATCGTACAGAACTGGCTCTTTCTAAGTATATTGGTAAAGTGGGTAAAATGAATATGTCATTGAAGCCTGATGGATGGCCCGTAGAAAAATGGTTATATTACCTGTATAATATGAATCTGATGTTTGAAGATCCTTTTAATGAAGGACAGAGAGGAGTTGCACAGGGTAAACTTGCAGGCTCTATGTCGCAAACAGGAAATCAAACTGAAATTGGTGATGCAGATTTTATACAGAGAAACGTTGAGATTCTTGCATTTATTGAAAGACGAGTTGATGAGATTACAGGAATTACACCCCAAAGAAAGGGAGCTGTAGACAACAGAGAAACTGTCGGTGGAGTTGAAAGAGCTGTAATGCAGTCTTCTCATATTACAGAAAAGTGGTTCGGTATTCATGATGATACCAGATTAAGAGCTCTAGAAGTATTACTTGAAGCAGCTAAAGTTGCTTGGAGTGATAAATCATTTGTAAGATCTTTTGTATTAGACGACCAGACCGAAGCTCTTTTAGATTTTGACAGTAAATTGTTCAAAGAAAGTGCTTATGGTGGGTATCTTGCTTCTGATAGTGAAAACGACAACATAATGGAACAACTTAGAGCTCTTGCCCAACCAATGATGCAAAATGGAGCTACTATGGATATGGTTGCTGAGTTGTATAGAACTAAAAATGTTGGTGATCTTCATAGGAAAATTAAGAGATATGAAAGGCAGATTAGAGAAAGAGCTGAATTAATGCAGCAACAACAAGCAGAAGCAGAACAAGCAGCTAATGCAGCAGAACAGGAAATTGAAATGCTTAAGCTTGACATTGAACAACAAGAAGCGGAACTTGATAGAGAGCTTGATAGGTATAAAGCTGAATTAGATGCTCAAACTAAGATCGAAATTAAACAAATGGAAATTGAAGACAGAGCTACTGAGGAAACCGAAGACAAAACAGAGCTTGAAAAAGAGAAACTTAAAACTGAAAAATCCCTTAAGAAAGAAGAAATATCTTCTAAGGAACGGTTGGAAAAGAAGAAGTTAGAATTAGAGAAAAAGAAAATAGAAGCTCAGAAAGAGATCCAAAAGCTTAAGGATGAGGCAGCTATGCAGAGAGAAAAAGTAAAAGCAGCTGTAGCAAAACAGAAAAATGTAGCTTCTAAACAAAGTAGCAATAATAGAAAACCTAATCCTAAGAGTTAGATTTAAGCTATACTAGAAACAAATAACAGCTATTTTGTTTGTATTTTTTAAAGGAAAGTATTATTTTTGTGTAACTTTAAAGAGAAAAGTAGAATCATGGCAAAAGAAGAAGTAAATCTAGAAGAATTATTCGCTCCAGAATTAGGAGTAGTTGGGAGCGAAACTTCTAAACCTAAAGAGGACTCCGATGATTCGGGAGACGGAGATCCGAAAGAACCAAGTCCCGAAGTTGATCTAGAAGAGGCTTTAAAAGCCCAAGTAGATAACGAAGAAACTGAAGAATTTAATACTGGAGAAGAAGAAGGCTCAGTAGAGTCAAAGGAAGATGTCACAACAAAATCGGGTGAGCCCCCTGCTCATGATAGTAATCAAGATGGAAAGTCTTCCGACGACATTGACGAATCTACTACTCTTCTCTTTGCCAGACACCTATCAGAGCAGGGGAATCTCACCTCATTTGACGAAGATGAGTTTAAACAAAAAGTAGCAGAAGAAGGCGATGAAGCAGCTCTTTCACATCTATGGAACAAAGAATCAGAGGCAATCCGTAATGAGATTCTCGATACTTACGACCAAGATGTCAAAGAGTATCTTGATATGTTAGATACGGGGGTTTCCCCTGATACAGCTAAAAACCTCGCTTCTTCCAGAAAAAATCTTGAACAGATTTCTGAAGATAAAATTGAAGATGAAAACAACGAAGATCTTCGGAAAGATTTGATTAGGCAGAGGTACAAAGCTACAACTAGGTTTAGTGATAAGAAGATTGATAAACTAGTTGATCAAGCTGTAAGTCTTGGAGAAGATATAGATGAAGCTAAAGAAGCTTTGGAAGATCTTAGAAATCATTATGAAGAACAAACCAAAGCTGAGAAAGAGCAAGCTAAGCAGCAGGAAGTACAGGCCAGAGAACAAGCTAAAAAAGATTTAGAAGATTTTAAGCAGCGTGTTCAAGATTTAGAAGAGATAGTTCCCGGAATGCCTCTTAATAAAAAGCAGAAACAGGGACTTATTGACAAACTAACAAAGCCTGTAACAGAGGTGAACGGCCAACCTCTCAATTCTATTTGGGCCAAAAGACAAAAAGATCCTTTCAAGTTTGATACAGTGATTGCTGCATTAGATGATATTGGAGTATTTGAAGGTAAGTGGGATAAACTTACTAAACGAATGAAAACAGATACTGTAAATAAACTAAAAGAGTCATTGAATAAAACAAGTCAGAGAACCAGAGCAGGATCGTATAGATCTGGAAACGACTCTGATGACGAAGTTAAAAGAAACATTGACGCAATGAGAGGATTAGCATAAAGACGCACATTCTAAATTTCAATAAACTATGGATAAAATTAGTAAACTTCAGATTGCAGACCAAAAATATTGGTCGGGTCTAACCAGAGAATCTCATCTCGGGTGGTTGGGTATGCATGAACCTCAATACATAAGCAAGGTGATCAACCGTGTTTATGAGGTTAATCATGGTGCTGACAATATTGTCAGTTTCATTAACCAATTCCCTGTAGATTATCTAGACGAAGAAGGCCCCTATCGTTGGCTACTTCACGGAGCCGATGAGAGGAATATCCCTCTTAACGGAGCTTCTATGACGGGAGCATTTAGTAACTTGATTGACGCTACAGACCGTCCGGGTCTTGGTGGAAGTGAGTTTTATATGTTCTTCCCAGAACGGTATTTCGAAGCTACTTCTGTAATTGTAGGTGAAAATCCTGACGCATTCTCTATTAGAGTACAGTCAGATCCTATTCATACAGACGGTGGATGGAGATACAGAGTTGTTCTATGGAGTGGAGACGACGAAGCCTTTGTTCCGCCTACTGAACTAGCAGCTGGTACTCGCTGGTCAGAGGAATTCGGTTTGGTAGAACACGAACTCTCTAAGAGAGGTAATACTGTTCACCATGCCAGCCCATTTATGATGGAAAATGTAACTTCTGTTATTCGTAAGAACTACGATGTTCCGGGTAACATGATTACTAAAGGAAAAAATCATCCTATGGCATTTGCATTTATTGACCAAGAAGGTAAAATGCAGACTCGTTGGATTGACAAACTTGGCTGGGACTTCTTAAAACAGTGTAGGCAAGACATTGCTAGACTGTTGATGCATGGTAAGTCTAATAAGAGTGCTGACGGTCAATACAAGCATAGGGGGGAATCAGGAAACACAATCCGTGCAGGATTTGGTCTTCAAGAACAAATGGATGGCGGAAACCTGATGTATTTCAATAAGTTCAACTTAGATTCACTAACTGACTTTGCTATGCAGATGTCTGTTGGTAAATTGAAAGAAGATAGCAGAAAGTTTGTACTGTCTACTGGAGAGTGGGGACTGTATGAATTCCATAAAGCTGCTTCTGATAAGTTGAGTGGATTTAATTATCTACAAAGTGACCATCATATCAAGAGAAGTGACGGAAGTATCGCTCTTGACGAAGGTCAGATTGCTAGGTATATCTCAGTTAACGGTATTGAATTCAATGTAGTTCTTGACCCAATGAAAGATGACCCGGTTAGAAATAAGATTTACCATCCTAAAGGTGGACTTGTTAGTTCTAGGGTTTATGACATCTGGGATGCTGGTACTACTAATGGTGAAGCCAATATCAAGNGGGTTGCTGTTAAAGATAANGAAGAGTTCTTTAAGTACATCCCGGGTATGAGAGATCCGTTTACTCCGTACAATAAACCTTCTAGTCCACAAATGACTGCTAGTTCAGTTGATGGGTATTCTGTTTATAAACAGTATATCGGTGGTATGAAGCTGATGAATCCGAAACGTACAGGTAGTATCAGACCTGCTATGTTGAGATAGACTAAAAAACTTGGAGGAGGGGTTAAGTCCCTTCCTCCATTTTATAATAATTTTTATTAACTGGCAAAAGAGAAATTATGAGTGCAACAAAAGAGATTGTAGCTACTACAGAGTATGGTTTAAAAGAAGGTTTTCTAGAAGATAGAAAAGTAATTTTGAGGCCAATTCCTCGTGGTGGAAAGATGATAACAGACCCGCAACATACCGGGTATTTTATGTGGGAAGGGGCTAGTAAACAGTATTGTTTACCTGTAAACGAATATGATGAACTAGTAAACCCATTTAAGTCTGAAGAAGAACAATTGTTTTTCTCTTCTATTTTAGATTTGGATTTAAATACCCACAAAAAGAAGGACAATTTTTGGCATGAGTTTTATGTCAAAATTACTAAAGATGCAAAACTAATGTCTGAAGG